TGGAAATTTGTTTTTTTTTTTTGGTTTTTTGACCCTAAGCAAAATTTAGACCCCGCAAATTTTTTAAAATTCCCAAAAAAAATCCAATTTTTTTTTTTTTTTTTTTTTTTTTTGATTTTTTCTCGCTGTCTTAGACGGCTTTAAAACAACCGTTAAGCGTCAATATAGAATTTGAGGTAAAATTTTATGCCCCCCTTATCAAAACGCGTTCACAGCCCCCAAATTTAGCTTCATATCAAATATGAGTGCAGAGGAAGCACTACCGCGCTACGCTTGGACTCTGCGGCTTCAATTTTTTTCAAAAAAAGCCGTTGTTTTTTTTTCTAAAAATTTTGCCGGGTTTGGAACGGAGAATTACGGGGGAGACGGGGAAAGAGGTCAACGCCCAGTGGGTCAATGGTTGATTGCTTCGCAATCTTCCATCTGCCTAAAGTGGGTTATACAAGGGGGTCAAACAACAAGAAGAATATTACCGATGGTAATATCTATAGATTGTATATCCAAAAGTGATATAAGGCAAAGAGAAAAGGGGATATTTGGAAATGCGCGGTTTTTCGCTATTATAAGCAAAAAAAGTGTTATAGCCTTATATCACTTTTGGATATAAGCAAAAAAATGATAATTGATAAAAAACATATCATCTTATATCACTTTTGGATATAAGCCTTATATCACTTTTGGATATAAGCAAAATTGTTTTTCCTAAAAGAAAAGCCCTACATGAAATAGGGCTTTGTTTTAATCAGAGTTAGTATCTTTAATCAACATTGTTTCATATTTGCAAAATAATTCTTGTGCCTTATCTGCCTTACATTTTGGCAACTGAGATAGATATAACGTAATTTGTGTTCGCAGTAAATAAAATTCATGTTCTTCATTTACAGGCTTTATTTTTGATAATCGCTTTAATTCTTTATCTGAAGCTTTGATTATTTTTTCAGGGTCTGTTCCATATAACACTTCAAACATATTCGTCATATCAATTTCTACGGCGTTTTTATTCATATCATTTTATCTCCTAATTATTTTTTTTACTTCTAATACGATTTGTCCAATCGGTAGTATCGACCTCATCTTCATTAATTACAATCATATTCTGTTTTCCATCAGGGATATCTATTTGTGTCACACCCTCATTTTTCACTTGATTTTCTTCTTCTTTTGACGGTGATTTTGGCTTATCTATCTGTTTATTATGCTTGTTAAGTAAAGAACTTGTCATTTCGTTTTGCATTACTTCAAAGTTCACCGTTCCGTAAAGCTGCCACTTATCTGAATACTGATATATATTTCTTTGCCTATTCTTCGAACCACGGTAGATACATCGGATAAAGCCTTTTTCAATTAATGCGTCCATGTCGCGGTAAAAGTGCATTGCATGATTTGTGCTATATAAACAATAGCCTTGTCGCCCAGTTGTCGGGTCTATTTTATCGCTCCATATTGCCTCATTAAAATAAAATTGTGTTAAGTCGTTTTTGTCCGGCTTATATCTTTTGGGGTGACGTTCTTCGTTTCTGCAATAAATATATAACATCTGCTGTCTCGGCGTGAGCGACTTATATACGGCTGATTCAAGCATTAAATTACAAATAGCTATAAAAGTATCATTTTTTTTCGGACTTTCAAAATTGCGTCTACTGCTTTCAGTTTTTGGCTTTGCCACGCTCCCTGCTCCTCTCCCGTCTTAAACCGCGTTTTTTCATTTCTCCATATATAATTTCTCGGTATCTTTCTCTTTTTTTGCTATCTATTGATACATTATTTTCATCATCTTTAAAGAGTTTCATATATTTAAGCCATAATTTCAACTGTTCATCAGTTGCTTTTTCGACTTCTGTATAAAAAGATTGTAACCACGTCATATTTTAATTACTTTCATAACATAATCAATAAAACTTTCCATTAAGTCTATTTTGTTTTGATAATATTCATAGCTATCTTCATCAAATTTATCACTTTCAAGGTCATTATAAAGTCTGTCAAGTCCATATTTTAGTTGTTTGTGTGCTTCCTGTATTTTTTCTTTGAAAGAACCATTACGAAGTATATCATAACTTCTTGAAAGTTCTTTTTGCAGTTCTTTATCTTTTTTATTCATTTTCCTCTCCTTTTTAATTTTAATTAATAATTCTTATTTCATCAGCTTACATCTTCTTCTTTGGGGTACATTTCAAGCACCTTATCAACAAAAGATAAGCAAGCACTTGTCAATGCTCCATATTTGCGATAGCCGATAATTAGCATATTCGGGTCTTGCTCTATAAACTCCGTTCCCCATCGAAAATACTCGCATAGCAAATCCATCAGGTCACGCAATTCCAATAAAAGGGCTTGTATAGTTTCTACATCTACTTCTTCATAGTTTTTTGGTCTTTCTTTATACATAAAAAACCGTTCCTTTCAAAATATAAAAATACCTTGACAAAGAACGCCCCATATGCTATAATATAAACATATAGCATATAAAAATCGTCCTGTGATAATATTTCATAGGATATAAAACGGGCATTTTTGTCTGTGGGTTGGTTAATGCGTTGCCGCCAAGCTGAAGCATTAACCTTTTTCTTTTGCTTTTTTATAAGTCGTTTCTATAAATTGTCTGAATATTGCAGCTCTACTTAAATTGTAAAACTCACAACAATGATTAAGTCGTTCAAGTTCTTCGTTGGACAGCATTATCCGAACTTGATTTATTTTAGCATCTGCTTTTGGTGTTTTCTTTGCCATTCTTCACCCGCCTTTCTGCGATACATAATTTGATACATTATACCACATATAAAATCATCTGTCAAGTCCTTTTTTTATATTTTTTTAGCAACAAAATTCAACAATAAAATCGTTCAAAAGCAATGATAATTAACGCTTCGAGTTGATAATATTGGAAATAGTGGTTTTACTCACCCCATATTTTTTTGCCAATTTGCCGTAGCTGTTCTCTTTGGGATTATTTTCATATCTTCGTTTAATCTCACATTCAACTGCTGCGCCTAAAATTTTCTTGCGCCCTTTTTTATTTCTGTTGGCTTCGGATAAATAAACTTTATCAAGCGTTAAAATTTTCCTTACAAGTTCATACTTTAAAAAATCTCTGCACTTTGAACAGGCTGTTTTAAATTCTTTTTCTTTCAAGTTAGGTGCATAGCATTTGAAACAATCGAACGGCATATGTATCACTCCCTAATATTTTTCTTGACATGGCAGAATAAATATGATATAATAAGGTGAAAAATAAAGTGAGGGTTCGCTACACCCTCACGCATACACAAGCGGTACGGCTAAACTCGATTAAACTAAAAAAGTTTAAAACGAAAAAATAGACAGCACCTTAGCGCGGGCGGTCTATTTTTTCTTGTTTTTTATCGTTACGAAAATTGATATTCCAGTAACTAATATTGAAACAATAGTCAAACAGATTGTCGTTACTTCAAACATCGGCGTTCACTCCTTTCAGAGTTTAGCCTATGTCCCCGCCCTGTGTACTTATTCTTATTATACAATAAGTAGTGCTAAAAATCAAGGGTATTTTTTTATATTCTGTTATCAAGGTTCATTAAGTAATCTAAATAAACTTAACTCTTTTGTAAACTGATAAATCCCGCGCAAACGCTGATTGCCATGATGTATATAACGGTCTGTTCGGGTCGCTTCCGTTGAAGTTAGGGGGATTATCCGCATATTGCTGAATATTCCCCGCTAATTTCAGAAAAGCGGCGGGATAGTTACGTTCAGAGCTTCGGGGGTCATTATTCGAATTGAAATAATTATTGATATGACACTCTATATCCTGCAGTAATTCAGGCGTAACCGGATAAAACATAATATTCCCCCTTACGCAAATTGAGGGTGATTAACAGCTACAATTTTATCAAAATCTTCAATAGCAATAACATAATGACAGTCTGAACCAATCTTGGTTCTTTTAAAGCTCATCTCGCGTTCTGTTTCAATGTTAATATCACGCTTCATAAAAGCGGTCAAACATTCCGGCATAAGGATATAAGAACGAGTATTAGTTAATCTGTTGGATATAATCACGCTGCACCCGGCTATGCGTCCGATAACCCCGGTCTGTACAATCTGTTCGCCCATAGTAAAAAAGTCAAGGAAAAAATCGCTCTTTCTTAGTTTTTTTACGGTGTTATTATTGGTAAAAAGGAAAGTATTAATACCTTGGTCTTCATTATATTTTAACATTCCCAGTGCATCAACCAAATCATCATAAAATGCGTCCGCGCCTGTTGCCGTAGAATTAAAGACATTACCTATATCGGGCGTTATGGCTTCTAAAAGCTGTATGCCGTCATCTTCCATTTTTTCATAAATGGAAACTCTTAATTGTCTTGTAAGTTCGCCGACAGTGTCCCCGTGCGCCGATAATGCCGTTTCATCTGTAAACGGTACCTCGACGGCGGCTTTTTTTACTGTGTATGATACATCTTCTGCGGTTAATTGGCGTTGCGGCACTCTCTCATTTTCTGCCACGTCTTCTGCCATACCGATATATTTCCATGACGGAACGGTTATCGTGTCACCTGCTCGCCCTGTAAGCGTTCTATTAACTTTATAAAACTTAGTTGCCCGTAATTGTTTTTCAAGTTCATAGCTGACAATATCTGCCATTACTTGTGGATTTATAACATTTTCAAGTTTTGTAATAATATCTGCCATTTTTAATTACCTCCTGCTAATTTTTTATATACTTGCGGGTTGCTGTGGAATAAATTAAGCCGTTCCTTATAAGTCATTTTAGAAAAATTCGCCCGTTCCTGCTCTGTGGGGTCTGTTGTGTTAGCTTTAGGCGGCGTACCTTTTAAAGCGTTCTGTATTCCCTCTTGTATACCCTCGCTTATTTTCTTTTCGACATAAGCCGATATATTCGGGTTAGTCATAAAATAATTTTCAAGCTGCTGTTTTACTTCCGGCGAAAATTCGTTTGACGCTTCCTGCGGTGTTTCTGTTGTTGTTTCTGCTTTTTTTTCTTCCTCGCCGCCCATCGGCACGGCGGTCACTTCTTCTTGTTTCGTATTTGCTTGTTTACTCATTTGTGTATTCCTCACTTTCATTCATTTCCGGATAGGTGTCCATACCTAAACGGTGTCTGTCTATTAAATTTATTTCGTCCTGCACTTCTTTAACCGTCATGCCTTTATGTTTCATTAAAAAATATTCTTTGCTTATAATCTCATCGCGTACTAATTCCGTATCAAGCCGCGCTTCTTCGATTTTATCGGTTATCATAATAAAATTTCTTTCAAATTCAATTTTTACATCTGTATAATTACCGATTACCGGGTCTGTAATACGCAAAATATTATATAACAGTTCAAGTTTGCGCTGTATACCTTTTTTTATGGTACGTTCCTGTTTGGACGCTTGAATGTCTGTAGGTATCAATTTAAATTTTAACGCAACGCCAGACGCGCCGAAACTTCCTAAATTTTCCAAATCTGCTAAAGCACCCAATTCCCGTATTTTTCGGGTAATACTGTCTTTCAGTTCTTTTATATGGTCATGTTGAACCTGTTTAGTCAGCCACTCCGCGCTTGCTTCACCATCAAGCAATAATATTCTGTCCTGCCGCATTTTAGCCACGTCGTCCGATTGTGTAGCTTGCAGTCCAGTCAGTACCAGATAAGAATCGACAAATCCTTCCCAATCGTTAATACTATCCGACACTAATTTATTTAAAGCGTCCTGCAACGACATTATACCCTCGAAAGTTCCTGAAAGTTCTCTGTTATTAGGATAGAATACCGCCGGAACATCGCCGAAGTAATGCGGCGTGGTTGTTCGTGCTTTCAGCTCGCCTACGGACAATGATAAATCGTATTGCGTGTATTCTGTATCGCTGTAAACAGTTACATTATAACCCTCGCTTTCGTCCTCTTTGGGATAAAGGCGAATAAAGGCGATTAAGTTTTCCTCTATGCTGTCATCGAATATAAATATTGTCTCTCGTGGGTCTATACATGAAAATCGCGCTGTACCGTCGCTGTCAGTATAAAATAATTCCGCGCCGAACCCCATTTTATTCATATCAAGCACAACCTGCATGGTTGTTTCGTCATTATCATTATAATTGAGGTTATCCAGTATGATTTGCGGTGCTTCATATTTTATCGGAACGCCGACTACATATGCGGTCAAAAAATCCGATATATTTTTACAAAAATTAACCACTATACGATTGTTAGGCTTTTCAGTATCTTTATAAAACCTTAGAAGTATGTCGTGTCTGCCCTCGTAATAATCTTGTAACCGTTGAAGTCTGTGATTGTTGTCTAATTTTTTTCGTATAGCTTCAATTATAAAAGCGTTATCAATCGTTTTTGCCGTTTTAATTACCATATACCCAAATCCCCCTTTGGTATGCTTTTAATCCTTGTCTGTTTTCTAACGGGTTCACAGCCGTATATAAGAGCTTTTACAGCGTCGTCATTGAATTTTACAGGCTCGTCAAGGTATTCCCCTGTTGTTGGGTCTTTGCGGTATTTATAAGCTTGTATTTCTTTCTGTGTGTGTTGGCAGCGTCCGTCAATATATATCTGTCTGTTTTTCAGCCAGTTTATTTGATTAGACACGCTGTTTTTTTCTTTACTCACGGGATAAGCTTTAAATCCGGCTTTTTTAAATTCTTTTATTCTGTCCGGCTCTGCCGAATCGCAATACATCAATACATTTTTCGGAATCTGTGCTTTATCGCATAGCTCTATAATTTCACCTGTAGTCTTTTCTCTAACAACAACTTCCCTGACAACATAAGGGTTGCCGTCACGCCACCCGATTAATAGTGTCACATGGTAATGTTGATAGCCAAAATCACTTCCCAATGTAAAATGTTCAAATTCTTTGTCTTTATAATCCCCGATAGTCACGTTAGGGAATACCAAGCCGCCAACTTCGCCCCAAGCGGCGGTCGCATACACAAGCCACCCCTCATAATCTAATTCTTTTCTGCGTTCCATACGTCGTTTATACGCTTCATCAATCCATTTATTATCAAGATAAGTGCTTTTATGTTTAAAAATATCGGGACTTTCGTAATCCCAAAGTTGAGATTTTACCCAATGCCCACTGTTGGTAGGATTCATAGAAATTGTTATTTGATAATAATGCCCGTCCGGAAGAATACCCCGTAATCTATCATCGACAATATTAAACGATTCTGCGTTAATCTCCGAACACTCCTCAAGCCACGCCCAAGTTACACGCCCCCGTGATACAGTAATACTCTTTAATCTCTCTAATGCCCTTTGGTCGTTTACTCCGCGAAAAATAATTGAGTTCCCTGTTACGGTATTCCAGATTGTAAGCGGATTTAATTTTGACTGCCATATAGAATTTAACCCAAGTCTATTTATAGCACTTGTCAACTCCGAGAACGTGCTGTTCAGGTGCGAAATTTCGGCAGCTCTCACACATAATAAGTTACACCCGGAATATTGCGGGTCTGATAGCTTGACAATATAATCTTGTGCTATATTAACACTTTTTCCGCTACCAGCTCCTCCGATTAAAATTTTATAACGGCATTTCGTTTCGTTAGCTTCTTTAAATATTTTATTAAACGCCGCATTTCCCATAACCTCACCCCTGAACAGCAGCGGACACGCCGCGCCGACTTTAATTTATCCCTATTCATATGATACTGTTATTTTTATCTCTTTATCTGTATTATCCAATAATGTAGACAATCCTGCCCTATCAATTATTTCTTTTGCCGCCGCTATTTTTGCCATAGCCGGTTGCATAGGGCTTTTAACTATTCTTACTAATTCCTGTACCGCAAAAGGTACTGCGTCCACAAACAAATCACTCTGCCGTTCACTATACATTTTCTTTAAACTTTCTATTTTTTTTGTATTGCGTATAGTTTCAATTGTACACTCTAATTTTTCAGATATATCTTTATCGGATATTCCCTGCGCCCATAATTCCAGTATATCAAGCTGTAGTTTTGTTATTCGTTTGCCGGCTGCTCTTGCCATTATTTCACCCCTTAAAAACAAAGAAGCAACTTATACAGGTTTAAACTTACCCCTGCAAAGTCACTAATTTTATTAATTTAATTTAATTAACTGGCATAAATTTATGTTCTGTACCACTTAAATCTTTTGTTATTTTTATAATACTTTGTATTGGATTTATAACATATTCATAATCATCATTATTTAACATACATTCTGCCAAAGTTGCGAAATGTCCTATTGAATCAATTAAAGCTGCTATTTCTTCAAACTTTTCTGAATTAAAATTTTGACACGATTTTTCGATTTGTATTGCGACTTCATCAAGTAATGCGACTTTTTTTCTTGATTTCATATTTCCCCCTATACTGCTATGTCTGAAAATATTTGTTGCACTAATTCCATTGCTGCTGGCGTTTCTCTCAAACTGTCTAAATTGAGAGAAACAGTCTTCCCTCTTTTTTCACTGCCGTCCTTATCTATCCATGTTGGCATAGAAATTTGAAGTTTTCCGGCGGATTTATAATATCTTATTATATTTTTGCCAGTATCAATTTCTGCATCGGGCGGTAAATCCCAATATTTATTCATTTTTTCACCTCTAAATATATTTTGTGATTTCTGCACTATCTATTTCTTCAATCGTTTTTAAATCCGGGTAAGCGTCAATTAAAGTTTTTAATTCTTCATTATACGGATTTTCAAATTTGCGGTTCTCATTACCAAACCCCGTTTCTATAATAAACGCAAGCCGTTTTTTTCGTACTTCCTCATTTTCTATTTCGTGTTTTTTTAGAAATATCCAATCCCGAATTATACGTCTTATAGTTTCACTATGCGTGCTGCAGCTACTCATTTTTCCGAATTTTTCAATTATAGCCCATTCTATATCGAATAAACTTATTGATTGCTGCTTTGTTTTAATTTCTTTTTTGTTAGCCATTATTTAAATCCTTTCTTAATTGTTTATCACTTGTTTTACTAATTTAACTAATTATATCATGTATTTTATACTTTGTCAAGGGTTTTTCAAAAAAATCAATAAAAATAACAGTAGAATGTTTCCCTGTTTTGGTGTTCGATTTTTGCCAAATTATGGAAAATAGATTTGATAAATAACTCCAAAAAATTCATAATTCATTCATAATTGCAAATAAAATAGCGTTAAATATATTGATAAATTATGAAAAAAAGGTCAATTCAGAACAAAATAATTCACAAATTTTGCGGAATAAAAAAATGGCTTAGAATGGCGTGTTTAAGCTTTAGCAATTCCATAAAACCAACATTTTGTGGAATCGTATAAACTAAATTTTAAAACAAAAGTTCTGAACACTCGACACCACATAAGCCCCCCACCGCATTTGTCGATAGAGAGTTAAAACTGTAGGTAATTGCGCTTTTTTATTTGGTTTATTGACCCTAAGCAATACTTAGACCGCGCAAGTTCGTTAATATTCGCAGAAATAATCCAATTTGCTATTTTTTTTTTTTTTTTTTTTTTTTTTTTTTCTCTTTTTTTGACGGGTTTTAAAAAACCCTTAAGCGGCAAAATAAAATTTTAGGGAAAAATTTTTGTCCC